GTGAAGGCATTGGAGAATGCCATTGCCAAGATGCGAAATGAGCTGGCAAACCGCAATCCCTTCTTCGCCATGAGTGATGCCATGAGCCGTATGAAAGCCCTCAGCGGTTACGAAAAGCAAGCAGACAAACAAGGAAGCCTTATCGCCAATCAGGAGCTTTCTTCCATCCTTGGCGTAAGACTTGGTAGTGTTGTCACCAAAAAGGACATTAAGAATGGCAAGAGGGCTGCAGGTTCAGACTTCACAAAGGGAGTTGAGGGTCTGAGAAACAAGTTTGATGCACTTGCTGGTGCTCTCGATCCTGTCATCAAGCTCTTTGATGAATTAGGAATGAAAGAGGTTGGGCAGATATTTAGTGCAGCACAAAGTGCTCTTGGTAGTGCAGCCAGTGGCGCACAAGGTGCAACCGCTTTGTTTGGTGCATCCGCAGACCCTTGGGGTGCAGCCATCGGTGCAGGTGTTAGCATTCTTGGAAGTACCATTGGTGCTCTCTTTGCTGGTCACGACGAAGCACTTGAAGAGGAAATCAAAGCCTCTAAGCGCAGACAAAAGGAGATGGAAAACCTGACGAAGAATCTTGAGACCGTTCTCGAGCACACGTTAGGTAGCCTCTACGTTGCCAAGGCTGACGAAGAAGTGAAATACAAGATGCGCGAATATGGCAGCATGTACGAGGCTCGAAAAACCGCCGAAAACAATTTAAAGAATGGTAACTTCAAGTTTTCTGATTTGGGTAATTTGCTTTCTGGTTGGTATATTCAGGACCGCACATACGAAGCCATCAAAGAGGCTGAGCAGAGTCAGAGCTACTACGATGCTCAAAAGGCAGCATTGATGATTCAGCAAGACGAGCTTCGCAGTCAGATTTCATCCGAAGAGGACAAAAAAGATGTCGATTGGGATAAAGTTCAGGACATGCAGCAGCAAATCAAGGACCTCGAAATGCAGATTCGCTACTTTGCTGAGGAAATGGCCAAAGACCTGTACGGTATCGACTACAAGAATTGGGCTGCTGGCTTGGCTGATGCTCTCACTGACGCATGGGCATCCGGCGAGAATGCCGTTGATGCCTATAAGAAGAAGGTTAGCGAGATGATTAAGGAAGTAGGTACTAAGGTTATCGCTCAGAAGTACCTCGAACCTCTCCTTCAAAAGAACATGGACGAGTTCATGAAGTACTTTGAGGCCAATGACGGACGCATGGACGAGCGAGGTCTTGCAATTCTCGCCAAGATGTACGATGATGCCGACCAGGCAGCGCGTGTTACTTCTGCCTTCCTCGATGGTGTTGAGCAGATTGCCAACCGCCACGGAGATACCATCAGGGACGATTCCGGCAGTTCTGCTTCATCAAGCATCAAGAATATCACCGAGAGTACTGCAGACCTTCTTGCATCCTATATCAATGCCATCCGTGCAGACGTAAGCGTGAATAAGGCTACACTCATGCAGTTGCTAACTGTTATACAGGGGCAATCGGAAATGCCAGTCATAGCTCGCGCACAACTCGTACAGCTTGAGCAGATAGCAAGAAACACTAACAAGAATGCCAACTTTGCAGAGGACATCTACAACCTTCTGCATAGCTTAGCACCAGACGGACAGGGTATTAAAATTAAATAACATGAAAGAGAAAGAACTTAACAATCTTCTACGAAACAGAGCAAGACAACTTGGTTTGTGCGACCAATGGTACAAGGATTGGGGCGATAACGAAACGATGCAGCAATTACTTGAAAAGTATTTACGTGGTATTGACTTCTGCATCAAGCACGACTATCCGAATCTGGACTTTGCAAGAAAGGTGTTCCCGAGAGACATTCTTATAGCGAACGGCATATTTCTTGACAGTAGTATTGATGCCAGCAACCTCATGAGGTCGGTTGTGCTTGGTGAGAGCATCGGTATACTCAGGTATAGCGGCAATCGGACTGGAAACATTTATGTCAGACATCATGCCAACCTGAGAATAGAGGTTGATGAAGATTCGAAGGTGTTTGTTGAAGCCTACGATAATTGCCGTGTTCATGTAGTAGCCAAAGGATTCTCTAAAGCATTCGTGTACTGGCATGGTGGTGAGATTACCTACGAAGGCAACGTCACCATCAGAGATAAGAGAAGTGCAGGGAAATAACCCTGCACTTTTTATTAGAAATATGCAGAAATCGGTTTGTCACAGCAAGATTTATGCAGAAAAGTATGTTAAATTGAATAAATATCCAGTATATTTGTATATTTATACGGAAAATATTTGTATCTTTGTGGCGAAAATCAATCATTTAGGATAACAAAGCAGGGTGACTTATGAAGAAATGGCAGAACTTTTTCTTGCAGCGAATGGGCACTGACGAAGAAGGTCAGCCATACCCTGTTTGTGAAAGCGTAAATGAGTGGGGTATTTTCTGCAAGAAGATTCCCTTTAAGATTTTCGATAAGGTCAAGGAGCCTGCATCACGATCATGGCATGATGAAGATGGTGATGACGAGTACATTCCCGATGACGGCCTAAAAATCGAAGCTTACAAGATGAAGGTTGAGTTGGCCTGCAAGAAAGGTGGCTCCACGGATGACGTTCGCAACAATATTGGCACATTCCTAAATCATTTGAAGCGTGGGCTGTTCAAGCTCTATTCCTCTCATACCCGTATCGGCAGGCAAAACGTAAGGCTTGATTCTATCTCTGATAGTGCCAAGTGGAAGTCTGACGATGACGACGAATACCTGATATTTGAAGTAACATTCAAGGTCAACGACCCTGTAACAGATGTTGTCCTATCATGAGCGAGTGGAAAGTATATAGCACCAAAGGAGTCGAGAAAGCGCAAGTGAAAGAACTTGAGCTTCACGATGAATGGATGGCTGAGTGCTACCTGACCGTTACGGTCAAGTCAGCAAACCCGGTCAGCTTCCAGATTGGTGACTATATAGACTATCGCGGAGAGCGTTACAGCATCAACTATGATCCAACCGTATTGAAGAAAGCCCGCAAGGGAACGTATGGCGAAGGATTCGTATATGACAGCATCAAATTCGTATCTGACTCTCAGAGCAAAATAGTAGGCTGTGACTTTACTGACATAGTGCTCGATGACAATCAGATGCACTACACAGGACTGCCCACATTTCCATTCTACTGTGAGAGCGTCGATGACCTTCTTGATAGAGTACAGGCATGTTTGGAAGAGCTGTACCCGGGCCGCTTCATTCTGATAGGTCTGAATACTGCAAGAAATGCACAACGCGGACTTGCTGTAGGCAGAGAGAGCGATTTCGTTAATGCCTACAAGCGATATGTTGACCCTACTGGTGCCGAGAAAACTGACAGCTACGGAAAGACCAGTGTAGCCCTTTCTGTTGACAACATCACCTGTTGGGAAGCAATAACTAAAATCAACTCAGATTTTGGTCTTAACTTCATCATGCGAGGTGACGTAGTAATTGCAGGCATCAATGGTGTATTCACTCCCGACACGTTCCGTTACGGCAAAGGTAACGGCCTTTACGAGATAGAACGCATCAGTGAGCAAGACCAGCAAGTTATCACACGTCTGAAAGCCTACGGCAGCGAAGAGAACCTACCAACACGTTACTATGCAGAGCTTAACCTGCAGGTATTCGCCCATGTGGAAAGGATAGAGGCAAACTACGAAACCTCCGGTCTTCACTATGCCGCATTTTGGCTTGACCTTGACTTTGATGCAAAATACTTTACAGAGCGTTCAAAATCATATCCCGGTCTGACGGAAAGACCGAACTATATTGTCCGCATTATGGCCAACGGCATCACCGTGAAGGGCTATGTTAGCATGACTTATGATTCACAACGCTGCCATATATATTGCGAGTACTCAGGAGTTAACCCAGAGGATGACCGAGACGAGACAGAACAGGCAGCTATGAACGCTTTCTCAGAAGCAATCAAGCAAGGTGACACCGTGTACTTTGTCGGTGGTATAGAGAAAGGCGCATTCCCCCTTTCAAACAGAAACTATGCAACCGAGAACCTGCCAAACAACATGTCGGTATCTCGCCTGATGCTGCCTGGATTCCCAAACAAGTCATTATACGATTGGGTGAAAGAGCATGGCGGTACAGACTGTGATGACGAACGCGGCATAGCCACCATCAACGGATTCACTGGTTATTTCTCCAAAGACAAGCACCGCCCTTGGTTGCAGAGCTTAAAGGCTGAGGATTACGGTATCAGACCGGGAAATATTTATTTTGACGGAAACAACGACACCGAGAATATCCATCCCACGTTAGAGGGGATGAAATATGCAGGTCATGATGTTGATGTCATAGCTGCTGCTGAGCAGATAACCGACAACGGAGTATATGGAGAGGGCAACGTCCCCAATTTCACTATTACGCTCCCTATCCTTGGCTTTGACCTTGCAGAAGTCTTTGAAGAAGGTGCTACCATCGACATGAAGGATGGTATGTGTGGTTCTCGCAGCTTCAAGATGGCCAGCAGGCCAACCAAGAATAGCAGCGGTCAATGGGAATGTAAGGTGGAGAGAGTTAGAGATGACTCCCTTGACCTTTGGTTCCCATACAAGGATTTCCAAATCAAGGCAGGTGACCACTATGTGCTGACAGGTATCAAGCTGCCAGACGAATATGTTTCTGCAGCCAGTGAAAAGCTGTTTGATGCAGCTATTGAAGCATTGCAGAAGAATGACACCACACGCTTCACCTATCAGCCACGTATTGATGAAATATGGATGGCCAGACAGCACGACGCTGCCATAAAGAACGGAGAAACCAGCCTACATGATACGCTTCATGCAGGTGACATCTTCCTCTTTAAAGATGACGACCTTTGTATTGACGAAGGTATCATCATAGACGTGCTGACTATCAGAGAGTGCGGAAACGACGGCATTCCCACCTACGAAGTCACTCTTCGTAACGAGAAGCAGGTAAGTTCCATTCAGCGCATGATAGACAAGACCGTTGGCAGTAACGCATCAGGTGGCGGTGCTG